TTGATTACCTTCTCCTTGAGCACAATCAGCAGAACTGTGGTCACTGTTTGTACCTTCTGAATCAAGTTCACCACCGTCTGTTGCGACGTTCGAGTCACCCCCTCCGCCTCCACCGCGATTACTTGTTTTACTAGCACCTACTCCTGCAGAACTTGCTGGTGCAGATCCCTTTGATACAGAAACTGGAAGTTCGAGAGGAACTGGTTTCGAGAGTGGAGCAACCGATGCACAATCTGCCTCAACAGCAGAAGTGGCGGAAGCAGGAGCAGTTACAGAAGCAGATGTCGGACCAGATATAGGAAGATCGTGAGTGCTTCCGCCATTGGTACCAGTATCAGTTCCAGTTGCTCGAAGATTTGTGCTACCAGCATTCAGCGTGGAGACATTTGCAGTTGTAACATCAAGAGTTGGTGTATCAATAGGTGAAGACGCAACAAGAGGTGCCTTAAGATTGATATTTCCTGCACCTTCAACATTAACAGCAGCGCCAGATTTGTTATTGAATGCTCCCACAGATTCTTGGTTCATAACAGCAGCAGTCAACATATTCATGTCGCCTGCAGATTTTGCCTTGAAGACACCGTCTGTGCAGAAATTCATATCACCAGTGGATGTCGTATAACTTATACCTGAAATTTTGACATTAGAATTTGCCTTTGAGGTCATGTTATATCCACCAGTTGTTGTAATATTATAAGTACCAACAACTTCTTGCGTTAGTTTACCTTTGCTCCTCATCTCAATATCACCGACATTGTCGAGAGAGAAAATACCTTGGTTGCGAACAAATATGCCCTTACCTGCTGAAACAGCGATATGTCCACCAACGTTCAAATCTAAGTCATTATGGACATCAATTGATGCTTTACCGTGCATAGTAAGATTTGTGTCGCCTGCAATATAGACATTGCATGCTCCAGCAAGATGCACGTTTGCAGAACCTTCGATAAGAATATAACCATCATTGTCGTAGATAGTATATCCATCTCCTACAATCTTTGTAACTTTCGTCCCGTCTGGTCCAATCTCATCGAATGTTCCAGATCTATGCGCAAAGTTTAAACGCTCGGCGCCAGGAGTATCGTCGATTTCTAATGCGTGCCCAGATTCTCCACCAAATACTTTATTGTATGGGTATTGCGCTGCGTACGGTGATTCAGGTTGTGACCAAGTTGTTCCGTTTCTTCCCGCAGTTTTTACTTCACGTTTTCTAGATGCATTTCTTGCAGCAGGAGAAGCACCTGGAGAGGTTGATTTTCTATCACCTGCAGGGGATCTTGGATCAGCATTTATACTCGGAGAGTTAATCCCAACTGCTAATGTATTTGTGTCAGGTTTATTTACGCTTTCTTTTTTTGGATACTGATTGTTTGGATCTTGGAATCCTTTAGATGGATCTGATGGTATCACATCCGAATTAGATGGTTGATTTGTAGCATTAAAAGTCGCTTCACTGTTTCTACCAGCAGCAATTGCAGGAGATCCTTTATCTGGATCGCGAACTTGATCAAGATCTTCGCCTGCTTTTGGTGGCGATACATTGGCAGCAGGTGCAACAGGAACAACCGTCTTTTCAGTTGTCAGCGTTCCATCCGCTGTTGTGGTTGTTGTAACAACTGTTTTGCTTCCATCTTCATACACTGTGGTAACAGTGGTTGAAGATGTACCATCAGCATTCGAAGTTTCTTGTGCTTCTGTTGATGGTATATTTTTTTGATTTTCTAGTGGTTCGGTAACTACTAAGAAATTATTATTAATATCATTTTTCAGTGCTTCTAATGCTTCTGCTTCAGTTGCGCCTTGCTGTTGTGTAGAATACGCTTCTTTGACGGATTCAATATCCTTTTTATATCCACTGGCACCAGTAAAGTAATTAATAATTTGAGTGTATGTTAATGCAACCTTGGGATCGGTTATACTAACTTTTAATGCTGCAAGGTCATCTACTAAGTTGCTGATTGTTGTGCTCGAAAGATAACCATCTGTGTTTGTAACAGTAATAGACTTTATATTTAATCCATTAATTTTGACTGTAACAGATCCAGTGTTTCCACTCCAATATAAATTGATGGATCCAACCGATTTTATGACTTCTAATGGATTCTCTAATTTAGTTTTAGAAGATGCTTTAGAAAGTTGTCTGTCGAGTTGATCAATCAGAGAAGTTTTTAAAGAATTTCTATCTGATTCTGCCCCAGAACAAACAAGTTTGTTGGTCCCAACTAATACACCTCTGGCACTAAAGGTCGTCCCTTCAAGGAGATAGTCAATTTTATATCCAGTACCGCTCGAGGAAGCAGAAGATGCCTTGGGTTTTTCTGGTGGTGCAGCAGTTGCCACTTGCTCTGGTGAAGCAGCAGGTGGTGGTGTGTCGCTCTTCTGTGGAACTGCGTTTGGAGTTCCGTTATCTGTTGTTGTGCTCGCAGGAGCAGAGGCAGTTTCTGGGGTTGGAGTTTCTGATGTTGCTTCACTTGAAACGTTTGTTACTGCTGTAACATCTGGACTCTTTACTGGTTCAGGTTCTGGGAACGGTTTCTTCTCGTTTGCCGTTGCAGCAATCGCATTATAACCAATAGAATACCAATACTTTGATGAAATTCCATCAGTATTAATCTTTTCTCTGCCTGCTGCTAGACTGGTCGCAGCATCATAACTTTCACACAATGCAACTGTTAAGAGACCTGCTAATGACCGAACAGATTCTCTTCTCTTTTCTTCATCTTCCTCGTAGATCAAATCGTCTTCATCAAGAATTCTTGCTGTGAGGAAAAGTTTGTATGCGAATTCTAGATAATTATACGCCCAAGTATTCTGATCAACAATTGAATTTCGAACGAAATTGCTAATCGGATTACTGACGTTATGGTGTCTGATATAACTCGGAGGTTCATTGTTCAGAAGATAATACTGAACATTATTTCTTTCCTCAGTTCTTGGAGCAGCAAAATCTAATTCTGTATCATTTTTCTTTATTGATTCATCTGCATACGAAGATCTTCTCTCAGATTCATATGGACCATCACCGTGAAGTTTGAGTCCGCCCTGTGCCCAAGCAATGACTTCTTTGTCAATATATGCAGAATCTACAAGTTGCTGAATTGTTAAGCGATACGCACCGTATCTACCACGAGAATCCACTTTATTTGGTAGTGGTTTGCTGCCTGGAACTGGATAGATTTTATCTAACGCGATCGCAGACTCTGTTAGAATTTGGGCAATCTCTTTCCTAGAAAGTGGACCGATTTGTTTTCTTACAATAAGATAATTGTATTCGGACTTCGGATTAGTCTCACTCGCAAGTTCTTTACCAATTTTGGTAATTGCTTGTTCAATATCTTGTTCAGTAACTAGATATGCCATTTTTATGCCCCGTATTTCTTTTTATATTTTTCAAATGCTTCTTTTCGTTTGGACAGTCCATTGTCTCCGCCGTTAACAGACAATGTAACTTTGGCACAATCATGCCATTTATTACCCTTATCAATTCTATGCGCGATACCTCCAGCATATGCACCTTTAGGTAACTTACCATAAGCAGTAAACCAATAGAGAACGACTTTCCCTCCCAATTCTTTTGGTGCAACTAAATCTGGATTATCTACATACTTGTTACCAACGCCCATGAATGCACCAAATCCCGCATAGTTAGCTCTTCCAGTCAACTGTATATAACCCCTACCCTTATACTTTTGACCATCTCCAGGTTGCGTGTTACCAAGATCCTTGCGACCCTCGTATTGCTGTCCTGCATTTTTCCCAATTTCGGTAAACCATTTAAACCCACCAGTTTCGACATAACATTGTGCCATGATTGCTGCCTTTGCAGTCATGCTCCAATTTTTGAAGTTACCTTTATTCGCTTCCAGTAAGTTCTCCAGATATTCTTCAGCGTCTTTGGCATTACCAGCAGGTTCTTGAATATCTCCTGGACTTGATGTTGCACTATCACCAGATTGTCCAGATCCATCACCTGTTCCACCATCATCACATCCAGTTCCGCGAAGACCTCCAGGAATTGCACCGACGGTTCCAAAGAACATGGGATGCTGCCCATCTTCACCATCAGCGAAGAAACCTACGCACCAAGATCCTTCAACTGCACCAGTTGGAGACCAACCAACACCAGAAGTTCCTGCTGAATTGGCAGGCATAACTGGAATCGCCCAAGGTAAATCCTCGGAAGGTAGTTCTTCTTTGTCATCTGTATGATATCCAAGAATTCTTATTTTACACCGACCGAGTCGAAGCGGATCGTCACGATCTTCGACTACGCCGAACCACCAATAAAAATTTGCATTGTTGTTAGAAGTAAAATTGTCCATAATTAACTCGCCACTATTTGATTAACACGTTTCAAGACTGCAGGATAACTCTTAGGATGAAGTCCATCGCCGCTCGGGAATTCTTTTAAATCGACTGTCTTATCACCATATTTAGATGCAACACTTTGAATCTTTTGTGCCAAGGTTCTATCATATGGAAGAATCCAAACAACTTTCTTAGATTGTGCCTTGATTGACTCTCTCAACGCTGTTGCATTATCTGTGGTTTTAGCATTCGGGTAACCCTTATCATTTGATCCCATTGAGATAACAGTATAATCAGAACCACCCTTTGAAGAATAATTCTGTTTAATCTTATCCGTATTCCACCCAACAGTTGCGTTTGTTGTTGCATCTTTTGCAGATCCACCAAGTCCAACTGCAATACTGTCACCAATAAACGATCCCTTACCAACTGGTTTGTTGGTAGGAGGTGTAGCATTGGGATCTTGGGTGTTTGTTGGGGATGAAGTTTGAGGTTTCGATCCTGCGTCTTCTCCTGTTGTTTCCGTTTCGGTAATATCGAGAAGCGCATTCGCATAAGAATCTTTTGAAAGTTCCAAAATCATATTATGGTGGAAAGGAGTAATATGATGGTGAATTGCTGTTATCATAAAGAATCCGCTGACAAGAGGATCCCACAATACTCTGGATGTTTCTGCCGTGTCTTCAGACTTAGGAGTTACGGATGGATAAAAAAATCTCACAATTTTTCCTGCCTCACAATCTGTTCTACCAGGAACGTCAATTGAAATTTTCATAGTTGACATGTCCATTAACGCACTATTTCTCTGCCCAATAAAATCTTCAGGAGCAAGATCGACTGAAGTTTGAGTGCTATCCAACACTCCAGGATTAACAGTTGCTAGAAAATTCTTGGTGTTATATGACCGCATCACATTGATCGGGAACAGCGAATGATACTTCTTAGTCTCGTCTTCAATATATTTATTTTCTTTACCTGGAGCATATTTGTATGTTTCTAAGTGCTTATACTCATCGAATTGAAACCCATGATCATAAACCCAATGTTTGTGTTCTTTTTTGATTAAATCAAAAGTATATACGCTGTTCACAAAATGTCCCAAATCTTGGGATTTAAGAACATCTAATTGTGACAAGAATTTCATATCCTTGACTGTAGCGTATCCTTGACTCAGTGAATTTGATTGCCTTGTATCATTCAATTGTGTGTTATAGATAAAATCGGAATAAATCAAATTATTTGTCATTTGCACGTCAATCAATGCTTCGATCGATGCGAAATAAAATGCCTTAGTTGTTTCGTAGAACAAGAAAGTCGGCGAGTCGTGCTTCGAACCAAGCGATCGTTTAGCCAACCAATTTAGAATTTTCATTGGACTCCACATTGGCGAAACAAATGCAATGCGAGAAGTGTGGGGAGTGTCTGAAATAAATAGTGGGGTATACTTTTTATTTGTATCTTCGCTAGTTGTATTAGGGTTTTCAGATTTATCGCCTTCTGGCGAATCCATAGAAGTCTTCGAACTAAAAATTCTGGGAATCTGAAAAAATTCTTCATAAACTTGCAGGGCGATTTCATCTGTCGACCCTTCGAATTTTCTAGATACTTTGGCAACATTGTCTAATGATGCTTCCATCGAACAAAAATGTATCGTATAGAATTGTTCTCTGTCTGCATTTAGTTGGCGATTTTTAATCGCGTAAACAGAAAACGATTTTTGAATCTTGTTTATTGCATCTTTAGCATCTGGTTCTGCGAATCCAGGAGTTACGATATCTAGAGTTACGACTTCATCACCGACTAATGGTAATTGCCCAATAAGATTCAAGGAATCTCTTATGACAATATTTCCAGTAAGAGAAGGCGAAAACATATCTTCAAAAACGTTAATCTCCACAACGAACGGTTTTAAGTCAAGTGTTTCGTTCGACAAAGTTGTCATTTCAACTTTGTGTATTAAGACATCTCCTGGACGAACGAGGTCTTTTAGATCTCTTGGTTTATTATCTTTAGGTGTAGTTGTTTCAGTCATTTTTATCTAACAAGATTTGTGTATGATGATATAAATTCTGCCAAAAATTCAGGTCTAAGAATTTTAATTTCTCTCTTTGCATAATTCAGTTCTTCTTCATGTTGGAGATTTGTTATTGCCTCAATGACACCATTTGCCAAATCTGCTGCGTCATAATCTACAATTAATTTATCGCCATCTGTAGTTCTGTAATGGTGTACCTCGTAGATTCCCGTTGGTCCATATTTCTTTTTTGCATATTCAATGAGGTCGGCATCAAACATAGGCCATTCTTTTCTCACATCAACAATCTCATTCATAACTAGAATGATCCAATGATAGTCTGCTCGTCCATAAAATTTATCTGCAACGTGCTCAGGAGTAAACCCATCAGGAATGGTAACTTCCTGCAGAATAGCATAGTTGTTGGAGAACATATCAACAGAAACTCTTCTGAAGATGTCAGTTATTGTTTTCGTTTCGCCATTTGGCAAAGTTACTAGCAACGATGGATATAATGTAAATAACATTAGAATCCTTTCTCAATTCTATCGGCAGTCAGAGTTTCGAGTTCTGTAAACTCTAAACGAATTGTCGCTTCGGTTGGCATACCATCGGAAAATGTAGTATATCCTTCTGCGCCATAATCAATTGCCATGTTAGTCAATGCGCAGTTTGATATTTTTCTCACAAATTTATTTTCTTCACCATTGTGATAGTAAATAATCAAAAATTCTGATGGGTATGATAAAAATAATCCAGATTTACTTTTTGTTGGATGCATATGTCTAAGAAACGTTGGGATAATGCCTTCTTTTGGTGAATTTGGTTCGCCAAAAATCTGCACTGCCTCGTCTCTGTTTCTCGGAGAAAATCTATAATCAAATAGGAATTTTCTGAATCCCATGGAACGGAACAATTGTTCTTTATATGGGTTTTCAACTTTCTTGGAAGTTGCCTCAACCACATTTTGCAACCCCTGGAATCCAGTCAATCCTGCAAGTTTGGATGCCTTTCTCATTGCATAATCTGAGAGTTCGCCTGCAGAGAAATTCATTTGACCTGCTGCCAATGCACCAACTATACCACCGAGATCTCCCTGATCCCAGTTGGCAGTATATGCGGCAGAAACTTTCTCGGATACATGCAGTATAATTTCATTGTCACCAAATACAAGACGTTGTTCACCTGCCAATCCTGCTTGCGCCAATCCAAAAAGTGCACCAGCACCACCACCGAGAGCACCACCTTTAAATGCAGAACCCAATTGTGTTGCGACGCTTGTTACTGCAGACATCTGTTCTGCACCGTCTGCGCCAGATGATCCTCTACCACCCGCATTACTTAATGCTTTGCCGATGCCAATTGCTGCACCAGCCAAGGCACCAGCAGCAGCAGTTGCGGTAAGATTATTTTGCGGATCCGCTCTATTTTGATCAGATTGATCAAAGATAATCCCAGAGGATCCCATTCGTTTTCCATATGGTGAAGATTCTCTGACAAGTGGATAAAACACAACATAGTGCGGAAATTCCGGATTGACACCAACGTCGAGAGGATATTTGTATGATCTACTGTTTGGAACAAGTCCCTCATTAAGAGGATTTCCAATTTCGGTAAGCAGAGTATCTCTGTTAAATCTGCTTTTTGGTGGTTCAGAACTTGCTGGTGCTTGTGGTTTCACTGCTCCGCTAGTTTGCTGAGTTTGTGTTGCTGGCGATGAAGCAGGAGTGTCAGCCATGTTCGAATAAATATCCTATTAAGTATAGAGTTTGGAATATTTATATGAGTTATGGCAAGGAAACTTTGAAAGGTCTGTATAAAATACAGAATCCAAAGAAATATATTGGCAATCCAAACAATATTGTTTATCGCTCCAGTTGGGAACTGAAATTCATGAAGTGGTGCGATAACAACGACAACATATTGGAATGGGGATCTGAAGAGTTGCCCATACCGTATATCTCTCCTTTAGATAATCGAGTACATAGATATTTCGTGGATTTTTATATCAAGGTTCAAGAAAAAAGTGGTGTTACAAAGAAGTATCTGGTTGAGGTAAAACCGCAGAAGTTTACTAAAGAACCCAAAGTTCCTGCTAGGAAAACAAAGAAGTTTCTACAGGAAGTTATGCAATGGGGTGTAAACCAAGCAAAGTGGAAATTTGCTACTGAGTTTTGTGAAGATAGAGGATGGAAATTTATCATCCTGACTGAGAAAGAGTTGGGAATCCGTAATAAATAAGAAGGAGAATATCTATGGCAAAAGCAAAATCAGGTGGCGGAAATACTAAGATTTCCTTTACTAATCAAAAGAAGGGCAAGACATCAATTGGTGGTAGTGCCTCTTCGATAAAGTTTTCAACCATGAATAAACGTAAACGTGCTAACTATAAAGCATACAGAGGACAAGGTAGGTAATTGGCAAATCCGTTTCAGAGACTTCGTGCCAAGGCAGGTGATGGACAAAGATCCATGGATTGGTATATGAATAATGTGA